AATCGCGGGTCGCCTTGGCGCGGATCGTCTTGGGCTTGGTGTCGGACATGGTAGGTTCCTTTTCTCTCACGCTGCCGCGTCGAAGCTGACGCGGAAGTCCTGTGTCTGCTCGTAGCTGTTGCCCGGGCCGCGCAGGTCGGGGCCGCGGCCAGCGGTCAGCACGGAGACATTGTCGGCGCCGGCGATGCTTCCGGTTCGGCCTGCGCACGCCTTCACGACCAGTTTCATCGCAGTGACCTGGTCGCGGTAGCTTTCGGCCCGCACGGTGACCGAGATGCGCTCCATGGTGCGCACGGTGGGCCCACGCTTCAGCATCTGCCGCTCGACGTTGCTGGTCATCCGGACGAGCAAAGTTGGCAGATCGACACCGTCAGGAAGCGCGCCAGCCTTGATCTGTACGCCGGGAATGGCAGCGATCAGCGCCTCGTCCGAGTTGAGCAGCTCGCCAACGATATCGACACCGGTCATGCGTCTTCGCCTTCCGGTTCAGCGGTTCCAACGATCCCCGAACGGGTCACGCGCGCGTTGATGAAGCTTTGCGCCGCGGCGACCGCCTCGGCCCCCTTGATGTCGAGCGCTGGGCGTAAGAACGGGTTCGGCTTGGCGCCCGGGTGGAAAATGGTGTCGCCAACGAACTTGCCGCCGATGACCATCGTCCGCTTGTCCCTGGCGTTGATCCGCGCAGCGCTCTTGCCGCCGCTTTCGTCCTTCGCGACTGAGATGAAATGGGCGTCGGTGCCATATTCGAGCCAGTTGGCGATCGAGCGGCCCCAGCCTTTCCGAACGGCGATCGTCACCGTCAGCCGTCCAGCCTCCGACTTGCTCCGCATTTCGAGCGCCTCGTCGACGTCGGACGAGATCGACCGCTCTTTGGCCTCGGCGAGAATGATCTTCCCGCCAGCCCGCGCCGCGCCGCGCAGCAGCTTGTTCTCCACCTCGGCAGGCAACTGCGCGATGTAGCGGCGAACCGACTGACCGCCCCGGCTGGTAGCCATCAGGCGGCGTTCCCGGCTGTGCTGTATTCCTCGACCATGAACTCGACGCCCGAGCGCTGCCGGATGATGGCGGGGCCCGCGATGATCTGCATAATCCGATCGCCCATCACGAACCGCATATTGCTCGTGACGTCGTCCCGAATCCGCATGCGAACCCGGGCTGGCCGAGTGGCAACGTTGATGCCCTCGGCAAGCTTCTCGCCACGGCTGGGCAGCATGTCGACCACGCCTGCCCAGACCTCGTCGACCAGCACCCAGCTACCGGAACCTGCGTCAGTGAAGCCCGCGCCGGCAACGGGACGCTCGATGCGGATGAAGTCGGGCAATTCGCCGGCAGTGAGCTGGCTCATACGACGAACTTGCGCAGGGGAGCGATGAGGAAGGTGATCGCCAGCGGCAGTTCCGTCAGGTTCTGCCCCGCCGCCTCGCGATTGGCGTACCATTGCCCGACGAGCAGCAACGCCGCCTGGGCAGCAACGGCGCGATCGCGCAGCGCCGTCGCCGACAGATCGTTGACGAAGTCGCACCCCGTGGCGCCCTCAATCGCTCGCACAGCTGCTGCGATGAGGATGGCGAGATATGCGTCCTCACGATCAGACGAGCCTAAGCGGAGGTGCGTTTTCACGTCCGCGAGGGTGACGAGCTCAGCCACGGGTGAGATCACGCCCATCGCGCCCCTTCTTCACCGCAAGCCGCCAGCCGGTGTCGGGGCCGTCCGGCTTTTCGCCGGTGTCCTTCTGCGCGATCCAGAGCGAGCCGCCGAAGGTGACAGCATCGCCCAGCGTATAGGCCTGCCCTTCCTTGAACACGCCGCGGTCGATGACTGCCGGCACCGTCAGATCGAAGGTCTTGACCTGTTCACCGCGGACGAATTTGAGGGTCGCCTGGCGCTCTCCGGTCTGCTCGATCGACATATCGTCGAAGCCCAAGCCGGGGTCGCCGTCCTTCCCATCGACGCGACCAAGCGGGCACATCTTGCCGTCGCTCAGTGTCACGACAAGCGCGCCGGTGCGGTCGATCATCGCGCCAGCGAGGCCGACGCCGTCCTTTGCAACAGGCAGCGCAGCAACAGCGCGCTCGACGGCTGATGCGATGATCGGCTCGACGTCGGCGACGGTGACGCTTTTGCCATCGGCAGGGGTGGGCAGCGCCGCGACTGCGGATGCTACGGCCCCAGCGATGATCGGCTCGACATCAGCGACCGTGACGCTCTTACCATCGACCGGCACCGGCAGCGCCAAGACTGCGGCCGCAACTGCCGCCTCGACCGGCGCAATGACGTCGACCGGGGGCAGCGCGGCGACAGCGCGCTCTGCTTCCTGAGCAATCAGCGGACGCACATCGTCGAGCGTGACGCTCTTGCCATCGATCGCGGGCGGCAGCGCCGCCACTGCCGCAGCGACAGCGGTCTCGACCGGTTTGACCAGGTCGGGCAGCGGCAGTGCCGCTACAGCCCGTTCCGTCTCAGCAGCGATCAGCGGCTTCACGTCGTCAAGCGTGACGCTGACGCCATCCTTCGCGGGGGGCAGATCACCGACCGCCCGCGCAACCGCTGCGGCGACAAGGGGCTCGACGTCGGCGACCGTGACGCTCGTGCCGTCGCGCGCCGCGGGCAGGGCGGCGATCGCATCGTCGACCATACGCCGGATGCTCGCCTCATCCGGCGACGCGTCCCGTGCCTCGACAACCGCAAGACGGGCGAGCAGCGGCGTCGTGGCCTTGTCGACAGCCTCCTGCACGATCAGCGCCGTGGCCTGGGCAAGGGCTTTGGTATCAAGCATTGAGCGCCTCCCGCAGGTCTTTTTCGTAAAGCGCGACCGTCGCGCGCGCCTGCGCTGCCTCTGCGGCGGGATCGGCGACCGGAGCTTCCGTCTTGCCCTTGGCGAATGGGTCGTCACGCGCGTCGCGCTTCGCCAGCGCCTCGAGGCTGTAATTCTGCTCTTGCAGATATGCCGTGTCGCCGCCGGTGATCGGCCCCAGGTCAAGCCGGCGCCGGGCCTCGTTGATCTTCTTGATCCCCGACTTGGTCGCCATGGCTTCGGCTTCGATCAGCGCCTTGGTGTCCATGCGCAGCAGGCCGTCGAGGTCGAACTCGGTGCCGATGCCCATGCCCTCGCCGATGCCGAGCCCCTCATCGAGGCACAGCTCGGCAGCCTCGATCAGCGATTGCAGCGCTTGGGTGTAATATTCGAGGTTGAGGCTCTCGACGTTGCTGTTCGTCGGCAGGTTGCCGATACCCAGCTTGTATGGCGGCACATGGAAGGTCGAGCAGACCACCTCGGCGGTCCACTTCAGCTGGTCGATCAGCTCGGCATCCTTGGCGGTGACGGCCATGTGCTCATATTTCAGGCCATCGCCGAGCACGGCGACGCGGCCAGAGTTCTTGCCGCCGTAATACTCGTACCAGTTGGCCTTGAGCTCGGCTGCGGACTCAGGGCTGATCTTGCCCGGCGCCGATAGCAGGCCGCCCGGGCGGGACTGGTTGCCGAAGAAGACGGCCGAGTTGTCCTGGATGCGCAGCCCCTGTGTTGCCGCGAGGCCGTTCGCATAGATCGGCGATACGCCGACCAGCGGGTGGAACAGGCAATTGAAACGGTCGTGGATAAGCTCGCGCGCCGGCACGACCATCGGGCCGCTGATATCCGAAATATCGTCCTGCTGCAGCTCGTAGAAGATGCTGCCGTCGTCGGCGACCAGCGGCTTCACCCGATGAGGGTCGAGCACGTAGAGCGCGATCACGACGTTGCGCGCGTCACGGCGCTTCAGGACATAGGTGTTGCCGCTGCTGAGCTTCGACAAGAACCACGATTCGAAGAACTGGATCCGGGTCTGGAAGCCGTTGGGCTTGCGCAGCACCGGCGAATAGGCGGGGCGGGTGGTTTCGGCCCAGATGCCATGCGTGTCCTGGCTGACCAGCTTGACGCGCAGCTTCGAAATGTCCGACGCGATCAGCGTCATGCACGAAAACACGGCGTGGAAGGCCAGCACCGCGGTCTGGTTGACCTCGACGTTCTGCTGCCACGCGCCGCTGTAGCTTTCGCGGACGATCGGCATCCAAGGGCCCGACGGCGTGCTGACGATGCGCGCCGCCTTCTCGCGAATGATGGGCAGGCCGCCTTCAGTTTCGGGTTCGGCCTGCCCGGTGGTGATCTGCCGGGAGCGCCCGAACTCCCGGCCGAGGATCCGCATCAGGCGCTCGCGACCTTGGCGAT